TTCTCCATTAACTCGGAGAATGATTGATATTCATTTGGTTGTTGTAATAAATCATTTAACGGAGAATCAGCAACTTCTTCAATTGCTTTTACTCTAACTAACTCAGCCTTTGCTAAATCAGCTACTGAATTTGCATTTGCGATTAATGACTTGTATTGATTAAACGCTTTTTTGTTTTTAACGCTATAAACGTAGAAAGGAACTGTAGATACTGTTTTAGCTATTCTTTTAATGATAGCATAAACTTCACTATTGTTACAATAGTCATTTACATATTTCTTTTGATTTATCTCAGGGTATAAAACTCTTCCTTGAATTAAACCTGCAAAGTCAGCTAATGGATTACTTGAGAAACCGATATTGGTTGCCCCTTTCTTTTTGAAGGGATTGATACCTCCTATAAATTCAGTAAATTTCACGCTATATGATATTTTTACAAAAGTAAACAATTTTTAACCTATACAACCCATCCTCTTTTAGGTTTCGCAAATTTTGTGTATATAGCATACCTCATTGCATCCATTAAGTGGTCTCGGTATTTAACAGGTTCGTCTAATGTGTTGCCGTCTGTATCAGTTTTCCATTTGTAGTTTTTAATCTCATCAAGCAAATCTAAAGAATCACTCTTAACTACCAACGGAAAGGATTTAACCTTATTGATTCCTGCAAAGACATCCTTTACTGCACTCTTCAAATTAAACCCTGCTTTGTTCACTTCAGAGATTGTTTTAGGTTCTGCAGGATCCGCATAGATTTCTGAGTTCCTATCTAAGCCCAATGCCCTCATTCTGTCGATTAAAAGGGCTGTTGACATTTTAGTGTCGTAAATGAGCTGGTCCACATACATTTCGTTATCGTAGAGTTTGACACGAACGAGTGCTGTCTGATTGTTGAAGCCAAAGTCCAAACCATAAAATATATCCCCTCCTTCTGGGAAAGTTCTTCTGCGTTTCCAATGAGTATAAATAGTCGCTTCAGAGATGGCTCTTTCTCCTAAACCATAAACACGCCAGTATTCATGGTCGGCATCTTTAAGCCTTTCAATCTCCTCAACGATAGATTTTTCTAAAAATGGGTTATCCCTGTAGGTAGTGATGGTAAAGTCAGCATCTTCACGAGGAATTACCTTGTCATATATCCAAGAGTAGTAATCCGATGGGTTATAGTCAATTACAATCTTCTCGGTTGTACGAAGGGCTAACTGCATCCAAGATTCGTAGTTCACCTCGTTGGCCTCGTTTATAAAAAGATAGTTACGCTTACGACCTCTAATCTTTTGAGGCTGATCTGTAGAGACGAACTCTACTGTGTTGCCTCCTAAAAAGTACAGACTTTCTGATTTGTTGTGTTTGTCTTCTGAGTACAAGCCATATTTTGAAAGTATCTCTATGAAGTCTCTCATTACAGAACCCTTGATAGACGGTAGCGAGGAACGGCAGATAGTCAAAGTCTTTCCCTTTTCTTGTAACAGTTTTACGATAAACCATGTCAAGATATTGTATGTCTTGCCACTTCTTGTTCCTCCTTGCATAACTGAGATTTTTTTTGGACTCTCTTGCAAGATTTGGAATACTTTGTTGGTAGTTACGTTCATTCATGTTGGTTTTAAGGCTTTTTAAGCCATTAAATTTATTTTTTGGTATTATGGTACTATTTTATATTAAAAGTGTCTTAAATCGTCTGTAAATAGCCTTTAAATTGATTTTAGACTACTCTTCGTATTCATCTTGATCATTTAAGTCTAAATACTCGCCTTTATCATGGTCATAAAGTGGAATTTCATCAATCTCTCCTGCCATTGTAGCTGGTATAACCATTCCTGGTTCTACTTGGGTGTCAAAATTGATAATCTCCCCTTCAGGCAACTCTTTGTGCTCATCACCATCTAACTGCTTTTGAATATTCGGTAGTTCTTCTGGTCTAACTACGTTCACTGTTATCTGCTTCACTACATCTCCTTCGTGAGCAACCTCTTGTTTCTCGATATAGCCTCTACGCTTTCCTTTGGTTTTGAGTAGAAACATCGTAGCTAAGGTATCACCCCTTGCAATTCTCTCCATTAGCTTCTGCTCTCCAAAGTCTAACATAATCTCTTCAGGCTCGATTTCAGCTAAACGCTTTCTGAACTCAGGATCTTTCTCACACCAAGACTTATACATTCCTCTTGACACCCCTGCTGCTTCACAACTAATAGTGATATTGCCAAAGTTCTCCTTATAGGCTATGATAAAAGCCTCTTTACTTATCTCTTTAAATTCTGCGTTCATTTTTGTTGTGTTGTTATATTATATTTTATTTTAATGTGTCTATTACAAAATAAAAAAAATCAAAATACAAAAAAGTTAAAGTCATTGTTTGGTATCAGAATTTTAGGGGGCACTGGAGGCTCTCCTATTCCTTTACGCTAAAAAAATGGGTAGGGGGTTTATACTGCATAATATTAATAACCTATAGTAAATATTATGTTAAATAGATCAACCTATCCCCTCCCCTATCAGGGGCAAAGCTAATGATAAATTTAATGACTTCAAACTGACTCAACCCCGCCAACTAAGAACTAATAGGATCAATATAGTTAATAATACTTACCCTATTATATCTTTATTGTATATAGTTTATATATAAGTATCTCTACTATATACAATATATAATATACATTATATAATATATATTATAATACCTATTATAATATACATAAATAAATATATATGTTAAAGACTTGTTAACTTTAAACTTTTTTTAAAATATTTATACTTTTTTGCACTTTGTATTGTTTTTAGTATTATCTTTGATTTATCAAATAACAATTAAAACAAAAACTATGAACACATTATCTATCGCAATCCAATTAGCAGCTGCAACAATCTTCACAGCTTTCGTATTCAATTTAGTACGTTTAATCATTAACGTAACATTCAACAAATAATCAATTAACTAATCAAATTAAACTTTACAACTATGCAAAACATCTCTTTATTTATCCAATTGTTCGGAGCTTCAGTATTCACAGCGTTTTTATATAACGTTGCGTTATTAATCGTTAACCAATTAAAAACTAAATAACATGGGACAATTTATAACAATCACAGAATTAGTGCTTATCCTCATTATTTGTATTCCTGTATATGCGTTAGGCAAGACAATAATAGAAACAATTAAAGAAAATAATAAATAACCAATAAAACACCACAAAATGACAAATTCAATTAATCAAACAGTAATCAATCAAGTAATTGACTTAATTAATGGTATGGACTCTCAAGAGTTAATCCAATTAAATAACGAGTATTGCGAAAGCATCAACGCAATGGATGACCAAGTATTCAGCAATGACGAGGACTTTTTGAATACATTTTTTCACAATAATCCAGACTCTTTAGCAAGGGCTATATCTTACGGTGAATATCACTATTCACACAATTTTGTGAGATTTAACGGCTACGGGAACCTTGAGTCTTTCGACTATTTCAATACTGATGATTTAATCGAATTAGTGCCAACAATGGCGGAATATATATCCGAAAGATTCCAAGATTTTAGCCAATTCGACTCAATAGATTTCCATTTATAACCAATAAAACTACAAAACATGAGCATTTATTCTATTGCACAAACTAAATTTTTATCTGACATTGAACAAGCTGAAAAGTTTTTGACACATTACGAAATGTTTACATTATTTCTTGATTCAATGCCAAAAGACAAAAAACAGTATTTTTTAGAGGATATCAAGGACGAGATGAGGAGAGAAGGATACGCCATTTTTAAGGCTAAAACCCTTTTAGATCAAATTAAATTAGAGGAATTAGAGGAGATTTTATGCCCTTATTATAACGATAGGGTTTTATTGTAGGTTAACTGATGAGCTGTAATTCAGCGAAACTTTGCCCCATTTATTGGGGCTTAGTCTTAACCAAAATCAAACACGATGAAAAAAGGTATTAACAAAGCCTTTGCCCTTCATTTGTATTTGGAGTTCGTTAATAAGTATCTAACAATCGAAAAGATGAGCTTAGATTGGAATATAAACCCCTACGCTTTGACTCATCTATTGAAAGAAGGAAAAAAGATAAACGAACAAAAGGCAAGAGAAAAGAAGGATCAAAAAAGATGGGCTGAGTATTTAGCTAAATAAAGCCGATTTAAGACCTTATTTTTTTAGTTGATACAATGATACCAAACAAAAAAGATAAGCCAAAAATGAAGCTCTAATTAGCACATATTTAATGGTATTATGTATGCTTATATAGTGTGCATAATACCAAAAATATGGACAAAAACTTAGCAGGGGCAAAAACCTTACAAAAACCCCGCAAAAATCTTTTATGATTTCCTTAACAAAAAACCTGCTAAAAACTTCAAAATATAACAAAAACTTCCTAATTTTACCAAATATTTTAAACTTAAACAAAAAACTATGAAAAAATTTGAATTTATCTGTAAGACAGATTTAATCACAGGTCAAACCTGTTGGTTAACAAGAGAAGACGGACTTTACGTTCCAAGTAGCTTAAGATTAAGCAAAGACGAAGCCTACGAAATTTTCGTAAAGCTATCAAATCAAGAGCCGTTGGAAATGTTCGAAATCATCGAGACAAAAACTTCCCCCAACGAATAAAACAAAAACCCCTAAAAACCCATGAACAAGATTACTCAAGACTTAAAAAGAAAAGGAGTTAAAGAAGAACTAACCTATGTAAATTCCAATGGTAAAATTTCAAAGCGTTTTACTTACAAAGGAATGATTATAAAATGGGATAATTTTATCCTAAATGGTAAATTCTATTATTGGCGAGCTTCTTTCTATGCGAGTCTTGAGGCTTGCGTGGCTGGAATTGAAAGACACATTAACCATTTTAAAAAGTAAACTATGAATGAGGTAAAAGATTATAGATCCATGATTAGACATGGAGATATCAAAAATCTTATGCGATTAACAGGCTTTAGCCGTTATTTAATTGAGACAAGAATTGAAAAAGGTGATTGGGAAATGAACGAAATCCTAAAAACCTACTTTGAAAAGAGATTGCAAACGCTAAAAAACCAACTAAATGACTACACCGAAAGCTAAAAGAGTTCCAAGAGGCACATTGCTGGCGCACAAAAGACTTGAATTAGATCACGAAGTTTATAATCAAGTGATTGAAATCGTGGCGAATGAATTTGGATTGCCTGTAAATAAAATGATTTGTAGAAGGAGAAATTTTGAGCTCGTTTTAGCAAGAAACATGGCTTTTTATATTTTACACACGACTTACAGACAAAGAGCATCGCAAATTGCGCCATATTTTCACAGAGATAGAACAACAGTTTTGCACGCTGTAAATAATTTTAGCAGAGATTTAAGATTTATTCCTTTTTATATGGAAAGATATGAGTCAATTTTAAAAACTCTTGGCAGATTACCAGAAGTTATTTACGCCTTACAATAAACCATAAACCAACACAATATGTTATCATCATTTCACCAAATGTCAGACAATGACAAAAAACTCCTCGTTGCAAAAATCTTGCACGAAATCAATTATTCTCAAGCTTCATTTGATTTAATTACTTCGTTAATTAAAGTTTGGGAACAATATCCAACGAGACAAGCACAATTCTTTAACACACAAAACACATACAATGGAATTACAAAAAACTAATCCGAGCTACGAATTAATCAACAAAGATTCGATGCTTCAGCTTTCAAATGAATTAAGCAAATTAATTAAAGAAAAAGGATTAAGCTCAAATATTCAGGGAAAGCAATTCGTAAACGTTGAAGGCTGGCAATTTGCTGGAGCTTCGTTAGGCCTTATGCCGATAATTACTGACACAAAAGATTTGTCCAATGAAAATACTATCAAATACATGGCTACTTGTGAAGTTCGTAATATTAACACTGGCTTGGTCGTTGCAACTGGTATTGCTTTGTGTTCCAATGCAGAAAAAACTAAGCGTTATTTTGATGAATACGCTATTTTATCAATGGCTCAGACTCGAGCAATTGGCAAGGCGTATCGTAACCTTTTAGCTTGGCTAATGAAAGCTGCAGGATTTGAAGCTACGCCAGCAGAAGAAATGGACTTTGCAATGGAAAACGCAAAAAAACCTGCTAAAAATGTTCAGGAAGTTGTTGCAGAAATCATCGATGACCAACCAAACAAAGAAGCATTGATGATGGAAGTTGCAAAATGCACAAAAGTTAAACAATTAACAGATTTATATTTCCAATATAAGCAAGCATTTGATTATGACGAGACTTTGATGGCTGTATTGAAAGCTAAAAAAGAAAACATAACCCAAAAATAAAAAAACATGAGCTTAGAATTATTACCCAAAATTGAATTGAGTAGCATCGAGCCTACAAAATTTAATATCGAATTATTAAAGCAAACAATCGTTTCTCATTTTAGAGAATCAGGCGCATCGCCTTTAGAAATGCTTGTTAAGTCTGAAGCTTTACAACAGCTTTTAGATGGAATCAGAGCAGAATTAAAAGAAGATGTCATTGCTGAGTTAGAAAAATATCCTCAAGGCAAAGCAGATATTTTAGGAGCCGAGTTATCCAAAATGGAATCAGGCGTAAAGTATGCTTACGATGGAGATTACACATGGCAAAAACTTAATCAGGAAGTTGAAGCTGTTAAGTACAAACTAAAAGAAAGGGAAGGTTTACTTAAGGCAATCAAAGAACCTTTGGTTGATCCTGAAACTGGTGAGATGATTTATCCTGCACCAAAGTACAGCACTACTACTTTTAAAATAAGCCTAAAAAAATAGCCATGAGATTAGGAACCTACACTGATACACTTGAATTAGAAAACGAGATGTTAAGAGACAAGGTCAAAAAACTTCAAGAGCAGCTTACGCCTTATCTTGAGGCTGAAAAAAATATGATGAATATAATTAATGAGTCTCAGAAATTAGATCAAGGAATAAACAACATGATGAATTTCTACAGACAAAAAACTTTATAAACTTATAGCCCCCTACAATTATTATTTAACTTAGTGGTGTGAGTTATGTTTCAAAAGGGGGCTTTTTTATTTTATGAAATACATTAAATTTTTTTTGATTAGTGCTCCATTAGCAATAGCTTTACTTATAACAGCACACATTTATTTTGAATTAAAACGATTATATAATGGGTTTAGAATTAGAGCCTAATGGATTTGAAAACAATATACCTATACGAATTATATTTACAGATGATAAGTCAGAAATATTGTTTCAATCTATAGCGGCAGCGAGCAGAAAGACAGGGATTAACCCTAAGACTATAAGGGATAGCTTAAATCCTATAGCTAAGAAGAAGTTTAAATATGAAGAAAGGCCTATAGTTTTTAGGATTAAGAAATAGTTTAACTTTGTAGTGAGTGTTGCAGACTCATTTAGAACTTATTGCCCTTGACTTGAACCCCTATCTGCAACGTAGGGGGGAAATGATAGGGCTCTTTTATTTTATGAATAGAGATTTTAAGGGAGTTTGGATTCCCAAAGACATTTGGCTTGACGAAAACCTCACATGGATGGAAAAACTTTTGTTAGTTGAGATCGACAGCTTAGATGCAGAAAAAGGTTGTTACGCCTCAAATGATTACTTCGCAAAGTTTTTTCAGTTAAGTAAGTCAAGGATTAGTGATTTAGTTGGTCAGTTGGTAGCTAAAGGTTACATAACTACTTTCTTTTTGTATGAAGGAAAGCAGATAAAAAGGAGGGAAATTTCAATGGTCATACCTATTCGGAAATTCGAAGGGGGTATTCGGAATCCCGAAGAGGGGTATTCGGAAAACGCTAAAGATATTAATACATTAGTTAATAATACAATTAGTAATAGTACTAATAAGATATATAACCACAAGGAATCTTTTTTGAATAGAGTAAATGAACATAGAGATAAACTTGGAAACCAATATCAGGCGTTCATAGACTATTGGACTGAAGCTAATGATAAAGGTAAAATGAGATTCCAGGACCAAAAATTCTTTGACATCAGTAGAAGAATAGCTACATGGGTAAAGAACTCAAAAAACTTTCAGCCAATAAATCAAGACGTACCTAAAATAAAACTCAAATGATAGAAGCTACTAACCTACCCAAAAATACCGAACTCGAAAAGAACATACTTGGATCATTATTAATAGATAAGAATGCCTTACCATTAGTAATTGGACTATTGAATGAAGATGTTTTTTATGACCTAAAACATAAGAAGATATTTTCTACTATAAAATCTATGTTTGATAAGCACATATCCATAGACATAACAACCATAGCCCAAAAATTAAAAGGTGATAAATCCTTAGATGAAGTTGGTGGAGCTTACTACCTAAGTAAACTTACGGACAATATCGTACATACTAATCATTTGAATACCCATATTGAAATGGTGGTTGAGCTGTATAAGAAACGTCAGGCGTATTTAACATTGATACAAAAATCAAGTGAGTTCTTACATCCTGATACTGAATCACTTGAGTCAATAAGTTCACTAATTAGTAAACTTTTAGGTTTACAAGAGTTTGGTAATATATACGAACAGACTATAGATCAGATAGTTATGTCAGTAATAACCAAAAGAGACATGGCTAATAAAGGTGAGTTATTAGGGTTTGATACAGGATTTTCAGAACTAAATTCTACCATTGGTGGATGGTGTGCACCTGACATGGTAGTGGTAGCAGCAAGACCAGGCGCAGGTAAGACAGCCTTCATGCTTTCTTCGGTTTATAACCTAACAATAAAGAAAAGGGTTCCTACGGCCATTTTTAGCCTCGAAATGAGCTCAGAACAGTTAGTTGAAAGGTTAGAGTCAATAACCAGTCAAGTGCCCTTAAAACGTCTTAGAATGAATATTTTGAATGACTATGAGAAAAAGACCGTTATGGAGGCTGATGACATAATCTTGACAACCCCACTTTACATTGACGATACAGGCGGTTTAAACATATCTCAATTAAGGGCTAAGGCTACTATTTTAAAACAGAAGTATGGAATCAAGGTTATTTTTTTAGATTATCTACAGCTTATGTCTGGTCAGGGTAAATCTAATCAGAATAGAGAACAAGAGGTCAGCACAATAAGTAGAAACATTAAGGCGTTAGCTAAGGAATTAGAGGTGCCTATTATCGCCTTATCTCAGTTAAGCAGAAGGGTTGAGGAAAGGGCTGACAAGATACCACAGCTTTCTGACCTTAGAGAATCAGGATCAATTGAGCAAGATGCTGACATCGTAGTGATGCTTATGCGACCTGAATACTATGAGATGCAAGAGTCAGTAGAGATTAAGGGTAAAGAATACCATCCCAATGGGCTTGTTATTTGTAAGGTAGAAAAGAATAGACATGGCATTACGACAAACATTCCTTTAAGATTTATAGGAGAAACAATAACCATACAAAACCATAACGAATAATGGAAGAGAAATACATACTAATGCGTGATGCAGTCATTAAAATTAAGATGGCGAGACAAGCTAATGAAATGGATTTATTAGATGCCTTAGACAAAGTAAGTAACATAATACACAAATACGATGGAAAGACCGAATCCAAACAACTACCGAAACAAAAGAAAGTTCGAGATAGATCTGGCAAAGTATGAGGATGGTACATACAACGCTTTAAGGCTATTTGCTAAGAATACTAAGATAATGGTCATTACAGATCTTAAAGCTTTGCAGCGTGGATATATTTGGCTTGAGTATGAAAGGGATGGTAAGCCATCAGGTATTGCAGATATGAGAGTAGAGTTTTTTGCAATCAACTTAGATATTCGTCACAGGATATATTTTATGAGAGCTGATTTACTACGTCAAAAAGCTCGTAGATATTTTAAAATCAGCAAGTTAAAGTACAAGGATAAGGTACGATATGTGAAGATGCATATGACTGAGTTCATCCGTTACGATTAAATATATTAAATATATTATACTAACTTTGACTAATGGCATACATGACAGCAAGTGATTTAACTAAGATGATGCTGGATTATTTAAAGAGTAGAGGTAATGATGTTTGGAGAAACAATAATCTTGCAGTAAAAGGTAGATCATTTATAGGAAGGAAAGGAGTGCCTGATATTATAGGCTACTCAAAAAAGTATGGTCAGTTTATAGCTTGTGAAGTAAAAGCAATTGGAGATAGAGTAAGCCCTGATCAAATGAGTTTCCTAACCAACCTATCCATAGCTGGAGGCATATCAATGATATGTCAGCAATTTAGAGACGAATCAATAATAGTTAAAATATTTAATAACGATGGCGAAAGCAAAGACTACGAGTTCCAACAAGGTGAGCTTCGGCAAAAGGCGTGAAGGTAAGGCGCAAAAGAGGCGTGGACCTAAAGACAAAAACGTAAAGAAATACAACCGACAAGGTAGATAAAACAAACATTATGGAAAAGATAGAAATTGAAAACAAAGAACTAAAGGCCCCTAAGGTAACTAAAAAGCAAAAAGAATTTGTTTCAGAGGAAACAATTGCTACTTTTGAGGAGATACTAAAAGACTATGCTATTGAGTTAAAGTATAGACCTTTTATAAAACAATTAGTTAACGAATATAGAAAGAATGGATAATTTAGATTCAGTAGTTTCATCAGTAATAGAGAAGTATAAAGACAGAGCAAACATAGGCTTTACTAAATACGGAACTAACTTAGATAGAAACGACTTAAACACTAAGGATTGGGTTGAGCATTTACAACAGGAACTTATGGATGCAGTCCTTTACTTAGAGAAGCTAAAACAGGAATTAAAGAAAAGTATTTAATCATAAAACAAATAACATGGCAACAACAAAAAATGAAGATTTCTTAGGCAGATGCCAAACAATGAAATCAGCTTATGGTTCTTTTAAGAAAGTATCATTTGGTCCAGATGACTTAAAGAAAATGAACGAATGGGCTAAAGACAACAAAGGTTGGGTTAACATCCTAATCAAGACTAAAAAGACAACGTCTCCAGATCAATCAGATTTCTATGTAACTATGGATACATGGAAACCAGACGGAGGCAATTACAAAAAAGACTTACCATTCTAATATGAAATTAGTTATACAAATGTTTTTAAACATTGTAGCATTATCAATAGTGCTATATTTACCATTTGCTTTTATAGTAAATGAGTTTAATCCTATGGAGTGGAATATCTACATCAGATCATTATATGTGCTTAGTTATGTAGCTGTAATTACATATGGGTTAGAACAATACAAAAAGAAATAATTTGTGTTTTGTAGTTTATAGTTTAAAGTGAAAGGGTAGTAGAAATACTACCTTTTTTTATGCAATAAAAAAGCCCCTCGTAGAAACGAAGGGCGTAAAATCAAAGTCAAATTAAAGAAACTATATGTGTAAAATTAATAAGCCTATTTGAATCCACCAAATAAAAATGCTCCTTTTTTAAGGGAGCACTTTAACCATAATCCAACACAACATGAGAGCATCTTATTGACTACGATTGGTTTTATCGTAGAATTTAGTTAATACTGATCCGTAGAGAACGCTTTGTAGTCTATTTACAAAGCTATCCATAGACTCATCCAAATGGAAATAGTCTTCAGATTGCATATAGATGAAACACCTTTCGGCATCTTCATCGTCAGGTACTACACTCTCTACTAAATGAACATTGATATACGAGTCCACTGGTTCGTAGCTTTCCTCGTACTCATAGCTGTCATCCTCCGTAAGTTGTGTTATGTGCATTAACATTTAGTACACTATTTTTAAGTACAGTTAGTCTTAGCTCCCTAATAATCAATTGCAATTTTGCTTCCAAATACTGCTTCTCTTTCATTAACTCGGCAATCTTAACATCTGCTTCTCTACTCATACAAATTTACGTTTTAATTATTTTAGATAAAAAAGTGCATACCTAATTGATTATCAATTAAATACGCACTCTAGTTTTTAGAACTACTGCCTTATTTCGTCTTGGGTAGTCTTATTATTTTACTACCTAAAGGCATCGGAACAAATATAGCAATTCTTCCACCATCTAAAACCACTCCACATCCTAATGTTGGTCTTTTGGGGAAAGGTTTAGAATACTCCATTGCATAGGCATTTATATCGATTCCACAGCCCACATT